ACATCCTGAAACCGGTCAATATTATAAAGTAGAACCAAATGCCGGAACTGGTAGCTAACAAATTATATGACTTTCCATCGGAAGAAGATAATCAAATAAGATTGCCGGTTGCTCGCGAACCGTTGCGGCTGACTGTACATCCTCAGAACGATTTAACTCCCGGTCCGCCTGCTAATCTGCCGGATGCGCCAGAACAAGCTCATGTTCGTATGAATGATCGGATTATTGAAGGAAAGAAAAGTTTACATTTAGAAGAAATTCAGAGTGATTGGCATCAGCAAGGAAGGGAAAAAGGATACGCTAATGATAAACAAGAACCTCAATTTACAGTAATAGATCAAAATGGTAATCAAAGGGGCTCGTTTAAATCTAAAGAAGAAGCACAAAATTATTTAAACAATGCGCCTGAATTTATCGATAAGAATAAAAGTAAAATACTACAAGTCGAAAATAAAGTTGAAGAAGGTGTTCCTAACGCACCATTCAAAAAGACTTGGCACGAATTAGTTTTAAAACGAATGATAAGGGAAGCGGCTGAGTCGGGCAAAGATAGATTAAGCTGGACTCCTGGTGAGGCACAAGCGGAACGATATGATTTGAGTAAGCAGGTTGAACAAATTTCATTTAATCCCGATAATGGAAAATTAAAAGCTTATACAAAAGGTGGTAATGGTGAAAAAGTTATTGATAAAACAATTAAGTCTGATGAATTGGCCAATTATATAGGTAAAGAAGCTGCAAATAAAATAATGAAAGAGCCAACTAGAACGTATGATCAAATTGATGGCAAATATCATATATTAGAAGGTGAAGGATTAAAAGTTGGTGGCGAAGGAATGAAAGGTTTCTATGATCAAATTATTCCTAAAGCATTAGAAAAGATTGGTAAGGAATATGGAGTTAAGGTGAAGAGCGATAAGTTGACTAGTGGTACAAATCAAGATTTTAGTTTAATTAATAAATATGGTCATATGTCTAAAGGTGGAGCTACAAGAGCGGAGGCTGAAAAATCTTTAAAAGAAAAGAATGAATATTTTGGTGGAAAAGATGATGAATGGAAGGTAATTGATAATCGTAAAAAAGTCCATTACATTGATATTCCAAAAGGCTTAAAAGATGCAGCCTTGCATAAAGGGTTTCCATTATTTAGTAATTCACATCCGGGCATGATGTTCACTCCAACATCCGATAATCCTTTCGAGGATAAGAAGAAATGAAGTCGGGCATCTATAAAATTGTAAATATCATTACTGGCATTTTCTATATCGGTAGTGCGGTCGATTTGATTAAACGATGGCAAGATCATCAAAGTGATTTATATTTAAATAAGCATAGAAATTCATATTTACAAAATGCTTGGAATAAATATGATCCTGATGCTTTTCAATGTATCATTTTAGAAACCTGCCCTAAAGATTGGTTACTCGTGCGAGAACAATATTATATTGATAACCTTAACGCTTGTGATAGAAGTATCGGTTATAACATTGCTATAACTGCTGGTAGTAATTTAGGTGTTAAATGGAATGAAGAAACTCGCAAAAGAATGTCTATTGCAAAACGAAAAATGACTATTGAAACTAAATTAAAAATGGCAGCTTCACAAACTGGTAAGAAACAATCTGCGGAAACTATCGAAAAGCGAGTTTCAAAATTTCGCGGTAGAGCTAAGACACAAGATGAAATCGAAAGAATTAGACAAAGCAATCTAGGTCAAAAGCGATCTTTAGAAACTAGAATGAAGAAAAGAAAATTCGATAAATGGCCTTGTCCTGATGGCTGCAAATGTTTCTGTAATAATTGTATGGAAAAGAAAAGAATAAAAGATAGATTGCGACGACAACCTGCTTTTATAATGGTGCCAAATGGACTCTCTTGCAGACAAGCATAAGAAATATCTTTTATCTCAGGCGAAGTACACACTTTTTGAGCGTGTAGCCGGTGAACTTGCGGGCACTTTTTATGAGTCGTGCCGCTCCGAAGGTATGCCTTCAGAATTTAAATCAGCTAAGGCTTTTGCACGGGCAAAGTTTTTGACGTTCTTGCCAAAAGCTATTGAACTGTGCTTAGATATGCTGCATCGTCCTGATATTCATCAGGAAATGAAAGACACCATTCTTCAAGCATACCTCGAAAGAGCTAATGAACCTTATCTTGATGCAATTGATCCTCATAGAATGAATATGAAGGCAATTGAAAAGATGCTGCCAAAAGGCAATAAGAATGATTTGCCAGTTATATTTAATTCAACAAAGATAACGAGTCATTAGGAGAAAACATTATGGGACGGCCAGCTAAAAACAAATTGCCCACAACTAGCAAGACGCCTATTCCAGTTAGGATTGTTCATGATACTGTAAAGCCGTCGGAACCTTCGAAGGATGAAATGAAATGGCGTGCTGAAGATGCAATGCGGGATTTAGAGAAGGCCGAAAAGCATAAGCGTGATCCTGAACTTATGAAGCACGTTAAAGCGGCAGCTAAAGAGAAAATGGATAGTTTAAAGAAGATATGTTAAATGGATACCGCCGCATTATCCGACGAACAATTAAAATTTCTTCTCAAAATGAATGAGAATAGACAATCTGCTTTGCATGATCCGATTAATATCGAACGGTTAAAAGCACGTAAGATTGTGGGTAAAGATCATACGACTTGCGACAAATATAAATCGTTATTGGATCATGTTAATCCTGAATTTGAGAAAATTAGAGAAGAATGTATAAAAAGGAAATTGATATGAGTGAAAAATTCAATACTATAGGTTGGGCCATTAAAGAAATGCATAACGGTGAAAAAGTTCGCCGTAAGGGTTGGAATGGAAAAGGAATGTGGCTTGCACTACAAGTTCCTGACGAACATTCTAAAATGTCATTACCTTATGTTTATATGAAAACTGCGGATAATAAGTTGGTTCCGTGGTTATGTTCACAAACTGATTTGTTGGCTATTGATTGGGAACTGGTGGAGTAATTAAAAATGACCGAAAAGACCAAAGAAGAATTAAACGCTGAAGCGCGCAAGCTTGTTAATGTAACTGGCATTATTAAGAAGGATGATGACGGCGAAGTTATAGAAAATAAAGAGGAAAAAGAAGTTGAAATTAAAGAAGAAGTTGTGGAAACTAAGGAAGAAACTATCAAGGAAAATAAAGAAGAAATTGAAGCTGTTACAAAAACAGAAGAAGAACTTGAAACGGAAAAAGCGGCAGCAAAAACCGTTACCGAAAAGGCGCGTATCCAGCGCAAGATTGATAAAGAAGTTGCCAAGCGCAAAACCCTTGAAGAAGAAAATGCAGAATTAAAGCGCAAGCTTGCCGAAGCGACCGAAGGTAAAGAAGGCAAGTACGATGAAGATGAAGTTGAAAAGCGAGCGGAAACCAAGGCACAACAAAAACAAGCCGAACGTGAATTTGTAACAGCATCTAATCGGTTGGCCGATGCTGCCGAAAAGATTGATAAGGATTTTTTAAAGAAGATTAAAACGATTGCCGAAGATGTTGCGCCTATTCCCGGTCACATGATAGGTATTCTTGATGATTTGGACAATGGTGCTGCAATCCTCGCTAATTTGGCCGATGATGTTGATGAATACGAACGGATCATTACATTGAATCCCACAAAAGCGGCTGTTGAATTAGCAAAGATTGGAAACAAGCTTTTGGCTAAGCCGGAACCTAAGAAGCTATCGAAGCTTCCAGAACCAATTAATCCTATTGGTGGTAAGACTAGCTCAACTAATAACGAATTGGTCATTACCGATAAAGAAATAAAAGATTCTGGCGGTACAATTACGCAAGATTTCATTCGTAAACGTAATGCACAGATTGCAGAACGGCAAAAGATGAAAGCGGCTGGATATAGGTAAAATGAAACAATGGTGTGTTGTCGTGTTGATGTAAGTACATCGAATTTATATTACCTATCGAGAGAAGATTGGTGATATAAACAATTTTGTGGGCACATAGACTAGAAAGCGGCCTTGACGGGCCGCTTTTTTTATGCATTGAGTGAACGTTGCCCGTTTGTCGGCTAATAGGCATTCGAATTCGCGTTCTCAGGTCCGCGTTATGACCTTTGACCGCTCGTAAATCGTTCGGCTTCGAGCACCGGATAATCCCAAGTTACAATTTTGCCTTTTGCGCAAGTGGCATTACAACTTTAATTATTTTCATTAACCAAAATTAGATTTAAAAGGATAGATTACAATGGCTGGAAACAGTCTTCTCACGATAGATATGATCACCGCTGAAGCGGTTAGATTATTTAAAAACTCTAATCTCTATATTATGAATATGGATACGCAGTATGACGGTTCTTTCGCCGTTGATGGCGCAAAGATTGGTTCTACTCTGCGCATTCGTTTGCCTAACGATTATACGGTTCGCCGTGGTCCTGCAATGCAATTGCAGAATACCAATGAACAGTTTACCACTTTAACTGTTTCTAGTCAGCTTGGTGTTGACGTTCCGTTTACGACTGCGGAACGTACCATGTCAGTTGACGATTATTCCGAAATTATTATGGCACCTATGATTAACGATCTTGCTGCAAAGGTCGCATCGGATGTTATGGCAGGTTCGGAAGGCGGCGTTAGCAATCTTGTTTCCAATGTTGATGGTTCTGGAAACATCATTAATCCGACAATGGATACTTTTCTTGCGGGTAATGCGACGTTAACGACCAATTCGGCCGATTTGATGACTCGTCGAATTGTTCTTGATCCGTTTGCTAATGCCCGTGCAGTTTCCGCATTGGCCGGTTTGCTCAATCCTACACCGGAAATTAGTGCTCAATTCCGTACTGGTAGCATGAAATCGGGTTTAGGTTATGAACGTTGGTTTGAAGATCAGACTACTATCAAACATACGACTGGCAGTTTTTCGGCCGGTGGTACGGTAAATGGTGGCGGCCAAACAACTCCGTTTACTGGCGGTAATATTTTAGTTAACGCCACGACTGGAACGATTAAGAAAGGTGATATTTTCACCTTTGCTAACGTTAATAGTGTCAATCGTTTGACTAAATTGAGCAATGGTACTTTGGCTCAATTTGTCGCAACGGCTGATGTTCCTAGTGGCGCAACTTCAATTCCAATTTATCCGGGCTTGGTGCCGCCCGCTACCGGCTTAGTTGGTGGTCCCGATGTGCAATATCAGACTGTTGATAGCTCGCCTATCAATGGCGCAGCGCTTGTTCTCGCAACACCTGCCAACTCCGTCTATCGTAAATCGATTGCATTCGTGCAAAAGGCTGTCACGATGGCGACGGCTGATCTTGTTATGCCGAAAAAGGCGGTTGAAGAGGCTGCACGGGCAAATTACGATGGTATCAGCATTCGTATTTTGACCGACTATCTTCCTTTTTCGGATCAATTAGCAACGCGCATTGACGTACTATTCGGGTTTTTATATGTGAAACCTGAATGGTTGTGCGTGATTGCTGGCGCTCTCTAAAGATTGTATTTTAAAGGGAATTAATATTATGGCTGAAGAACAACAGAAACCTAATGAACGGGTTGAATACAATATTTCTAATCCGCACCCTATGCATGGTAAAGACCCAAACATTCTTAATGAATTTGGGCATACCGAATATCCGAAGTTCCTTCATAAGTTCCACCCTGAAAAGGGTCACATTATGAAAACTGGTGAAGGAAAGTTTAACGATCCTCACGATTCGATTATTGTGAATGATGAGGATGAAGAAGCCGATCAAGTCGCTAACGGCTATGCCGAGAAATGGATTAAGCCGGATAAGGTTAAAGTAGCTAAGGCTAAGACAGCCGATTGGGACCAAGAAATAAAAAAGAAGTAAAAGAGAGAAGGGGCTGTTAAGCCCCTTCTTTAATCTTTATCCTCTGGCGAATGCTGCATTCCCAAACTTAGATATTTCAACCATGCGTCCAAATAATCTCCAATTGTTTGACAATTTGAAAACTCACCCTCTCTTTGCATTTTGTTAAAACAATTGACCATTCCGCTATCGGGCTTGCATCCGATCAAAGCTGCTACGGTGAGAACGGTTTGATTTGTTGAAGTCCAATGAAATGACATTTGCTTGCTCCATTCGGTTGCTTCGATTAATGAATATTAGAAAATTCGATTAGATAAGTCCATACGTTTATTCATGCAATATTGCATACCTGGATTGCATTAAATCATGCCTGTATTAAACGCTCAAACGGCGCGTGATTTTATTAATTTGAGCCTGAAAGAGGCTCAAATCTTAGGTGTCGGTCAAACGGCATTAGCTGAGGATATGAACGATTGCTTTGTATTGCTTCAGCGTATGACGAATTTATGGCAAAGACGCCGTTGGATGGTTCCAAGCCTTACCGACATATCAACATTAGGCAATGGTAATATTTCTAACACGGTTGGTCCTGGTGGCTACTGGAACATTACGCCACGTCCTAGAACGTTTCGAGCGGGATACTTTATACAGAATACACAATCGGGTGTTCCAGTAAGCTTGCCACTCAGTCAAGTGTTCTCGTATGAAGATTATGCAAGAATAACAGTTAAGCCTCTTGTAACATTTCCTGAATTATTCTTTTATGATAATCAAAACAACGCAACGGTTAGTGGTGCCGTTCCGCCAGTTGTAACGTCTTTAGGTAATCTATTTATTTGGCCGATACCGGACGCTACCTATACAGTTCACATGATTTGTGAATCTGATTTGGGTTGGCCAAATACGCTTGATAGCGAATTTACAATGCCCGAAGAATATGCAGAAGCGGTGCATTATAATTTAGCATTACGTATCTGTTCTATGTATCAAGTTGATCCTAAGCCTTCAACTGGCGGATTAGCTAAAGTTGCATTGAATACAATTAAAATGAATAATACTCAGATACCAGAATTAGTAATGCCTCCGGGATTGAGACAAGGCAAAGCGTTTAATATCTTCAACCCTGATGGATATTAAAATGGATAAATGGCAATTAGCTTTCAATTATGCCTACAATGTATATAGCTTAACGCATCATGAATATTGGGCTTATCAGTTATCATTAGATCATGCCGAATATGTTTGTTATGGTAAGATACGTAATCGTTAACGCATTCGCTCTAAAGTTGTCTTACGAATATAGTAAATACCACCGATTACAGCCAGAATATAAATTATAATTGCAATTGTTACGATCATTTTATTAATCCTTGTACAAGTGCGCTAATTGATCATGTGATGTAAAGCCATGTTTCATATCATATATCGCGACACTTAACGATTTAACCGTTCGCCCTGTATTGCCGAACCACCATCCGTTAGTCCCGCGAACAACTTCAACGGTATAGCCATCATCACGAGTTAAACAATAACGTCCATTTCGGAGTTTTTCTTTTGTGACGACTTTTGGAAATCCGGCTAACATTTGCTTGCTCCGTTGTTCGATTAATGAATATTAGAAAATTTGATTAGATAAGTCCATACTTTTATTCATGCTTAATTGCATAGCTGCTATGAAAACCCCTTTAGTCGGCAATCCATATCAAGGCCGTTCGCCGATTGCTTCAGCGCAAACGGCTATTAACCTCTATGCGGAAAGTAACGCTGAAAGTCCTTTAAGCCCTTTTCCATTTACTGAATATCCTACACCCGGAACTTTATTATTTACAACGGCTGTTGTTGCTCCGGGCGCTAATGGAATTTGCCGTTGTCTTTATCGTACTTCAATTGACACGGCTTATGTTGTAATTGGTCCTACTGTTTACTTTATGGCGACTAATGGTGCTCTTGTATTTGTGGGCAGCATCGCGGATCAACCAAATCAAGTTTATATGGCTGATAATGGTTTGGCTGTTTTATTGGTTGATGGAACGACCACTGGATATGCTATTGACATTAACGCTAATACTTTTGGCACTATTATTGATCCTAGTTTTTATGGTGCTGATTTTGTTTTATTCCTTGATACATTTTTTGTTTTTAATCGTTCTAAAACTAATCAATTTTATATCTCGCTTTCGAATGTTACTTATGCACAATTAACGGCTGGTACATCATTTGATCCGTTAGACATTGCAGCTA